ACGATCAAGCGTATGGTAGCAGCAGGTCGTGACGTAGAGGATACATTATCACAAATAGGGCGGTGGTACGGAGCAGTAAGTGATTTAAATGAATGTCAACGAAGGGCAGAAAACCCACCACTATTTAAAAAGATTGTTGCGTCACAGTCTGTTGAGCAAGAGGCAATGCAGGTATATGCTCATCAGAAAAAGATACAGCAACAAGAGAAGGAACTCAGAGAACTCCTGATGTATTCCTACGGGCCAAACGGCTACAAAGAGTTGGTAGAGTTACGTAGGAAGATCAAGGAGCAACGAGAGAAGACTATATACGCACAAGAGCGTAGACGTAAAGCAGTATTCTGGAACACAATACAAATCACAGGTATCCTAGCATTAGCCTTTGGTGTTTACTTAACAATCTCTTGGATCATGGGACAAGGAAATGGATGAACAAACGAAAGACATGTTGGACGTTACTGCAATATCTACGGCTATACTATCGCTAGCATCTTGGCTACCACCTGTAGCATCACTGCTGACAATCATATGGCTAGGTATTCGCATCTATGAGTCTGACACTGTGCAGAAACTTGTGCATGGTGAGACGAAGAAAGAACTTGACAAACAAGACTAAATAGTGTATAATATATGAGTATTTTAAATAGTTTAATAGGGCCAGTGACAGGTCTTTTAGATAAATTCATAGAAGATAAAGATAAGAAAAACCAAATAGCCTATGAACTATCTACTATGGCTGAGAAACATGCTCAGGAATTACTTAAGGGTCAGCTAGAGGTCAACAAGACTGAAGCGGCACACAAGAGTTTATTTGTCGCGGGATGGCGTCCTGCCATTGGTTGGATATGTGGACTAGCCTTATTCTATTCTACCATCCTAGCTCCAATACTAGGCATCTGGTTTACTGTCCCACCTGTTGATAGCTCATTACTCACAAGTGTGCTGATGGGCATGTTAGGATTAGGTGCTATGCGTACAGTAGAGAAGACTAAGAACGTACAGAGAGAACGATAATGGGTGGTGGTGGATTCGGCAGAGCCTACGCAAGCGGCTCAAACACACAGATAAATAAAGCTGCTTTAGCTAAGGCCGCTGCTCGTGCGCCTAAGACTGTAGGTTCTGTCATATCTAAACAACAAGAAGAACTTGTCGATCTAAACGCTAACCCTTTTGCATCTACTATAGATTCTCCTAGCATTGGTCTACCAGAGCCTATTAAAGTTATGGGTTCTAGGACTGAGCCTGATCCTGATTTTAATGTTGCTGATTATTACGAAAGAATGACAGCAAGGGCAGAAGAAGCGATAACTCCTGAAGCTGCCCGTAGAGTTTTGGATAGCCATGATCCAGGCCGTGGAGAACTATTCGGCACAAGTCCTAGAGGTTACTTAATGGATCAGCAAGTAGGCGATCCTTTTATAGAAACTATTAGATCAAAACAGATACCTTTAGCTAAAGAACTAGATACTCCGTTTGAGCTAGACTACGACTACGGTTATCACTCTGATAAGCTGTACATGAAACAGCCTCCTCTGTTGGGCAACACTAACCTACAACAAGGGTTTACTGACAAAGAGCGTAAAGAGTATAGAGATTTATCAAAGCGTGGTTCTTTCGTAGATATTAGCGGAGGAACTTCTAGGGTTGGTGAGTACACTATGGCATGGGTTGAAGATCCACCAGAGCCTAGTGGATGGCAAAAGTTTTTAGGAAATCCTGTTATTAACGTAGCTGCTAGTTTTATTCCTGGCGGCACTCTTGCTCTTACTGCTACAAAAGCTGCATCAGATGTAGATGTTTCTCCAATGGAGATAGCGAGTAGTTTATTAACAGGTTTAAACATGGCAGGAGTAACTAAGCCTCCTGCATTAGGTGACATACCCGCAGGTGGTGGGCCGCCTCAGATGACTAAAGGCACTGGCTTGTTTGGTAGCACTTACAAGCAAACAAAGACTGCATTAAACGTAGCGGCCGCAGGAGATGCCAAAGGTGCTGCTATTGCTTTGATTGGTAACGATCTTATTAAAGACGGTCTAGAAAAAGTAGGACTAGACGAAGAAGCTATTAAAAATGCAGGTATTCAGTACGATGATTTTGAAGCGGGTGTAGGTAAGACTGTACAAAAACTAGCAGCAGGTGAGGAGCTAGATGAGGCTCTTGCATTTGGTTTAGGTAAGTATATTAGAGAAGGCGGTACACTAGGCTCTATTGATTTACCTGAGACTAATATAGATTTAGGCGTTATTGAAGATGTTGTTAGAGATGTTGTACGCCCTATTGGTAAAGTAGGTACAGCACTTGCTCATGCTGTTGAAGATGGAGCGCAAGCAATAGGCGATGCTACTAGACCTATTATTAAAGCTATAGAAAAACCACTGAAGCCTATTGGTGATGTCATTGAAGATGTCGGTCAAGTTACTGGTGACGTTGTTGAAGATGTAGCTCAGGTTACTGGAGACATTGTTGAAGACGTAGCTCAAGAGTCTGGAGATGTTATTGAAGACGTAGCTCAAGCAACAGGTGATGTGTTGTCTGACTTAGATACAGCCATTAGACAGGCTCTTCCAGACATTGACTTACCAGATGTAGACCTGCCTAGTATTGACCTACCTAGCATTGACTTACCTTTTGACTTACTACCTTCTCTGATGTCAGACACAGGTCAAGACTTTATACCGTCACCTACACGCACAACAGACAGCTTGTTTAATGATGAGTTGTTTAAGTTTGAAACAGAGATAGGTATCAGCGATTACCCACTGGTAGACGAAGAACTAGAGTTGTTTTATCCAGAGTCTGCGCTACAATTAGACTACGGGCGAGATCCTGACAACTTCTTTGAAAACACTATTTACGAAGCTAAACCACGGAGTTACGATTTCTAATGACTTACTTACAACTGGTAAACAGCGTACTACGCAGACTGAGGGAGGATGAAGTAACTACTGTTGCTCAAACATCCTACTCTAAACTTATTGGTGAGTTTGTCAATGACGCTAAACGCACCGTAGAAGACTCTTATGATTGGACTGCACTACGCACTACTCTCACTGTGTCAACTACAACAGATACATTTAACTATGTACTTACTGGCTCACAGAACAGAATGAAGTTGTTAGATGTTGTTAATGACACATCAGATTGGTTTATGCAGTACCGTGGCTCACGTTGGATGGACAATGCTTTTTTGATTGAGACTCCACCTATAGGCGCACCACAGTTCTACAGCTTTAACGGTGTTGATGCCGCAGGTGACAATGCTGTTGATGTATACCCAAAGCCTGACGGTGTGTATCAACTACGCTTTAACGTGGTGTTACGTACAGCAGACTTTACAGAAGACACAGACAAGCTAGGCGCACCTTCATCACCTGTTATACAACTAGCCACTGCATTGGGTGCTAGAGAGCGTGGTGAGACTGGAGGCACTAGCGCGGCAGAGTTGTTTGCACTAGCAGATAACACATTGGCTGACGCTATTGCTATTGATGCGTCACAACATCCTGAAGAAACTATCTGGTATTCTTAATGGCTCAACAATTACAGAACATTACCGTTGCCGCCCCTGGTTTTGCAGGGCTTAACACACAGGACTCACCTATTAATGTTGATCCATCGTTTGCCGCTGTTGCAGACAACTGTGTTATTGACAAGCTAGGCCGTATTGGTGCGCGTAAGGGTTGGGAAGCAGTATCTAGCAATGGCTCTTCTGTACTAGGAAGCAGTCGTGGCATAGAGACTATATACGAATACATTGATAACTCTGGCGACAAGGTTGTGTTGTCAGCGGGTAACAATAAAGTATTCAAAGGCACTTCAACCTTAACAGACATTACCCCTAGTAGTTACACTCCTTCAGCTAACAACTGGAAGATAGTAACATTAAACAACCATGTCTACTTATTCCAGAGAGGACATGAGCCGCTGATAGGCACAGATGAGTCAGGCTCTTTTGTTTTAGAAAAAATGTCAGCACATAGTCATAGCACTGGTACTGCTCCACAGGGCAACGAAGTCCTAGCAGCCTACGGTAAGCTATTTGTAGCAAACGTTATAGGTAACAAGCACACTGTCTACTGGTCAGATACATTAAACGGCCATGCTTGGTCAGGAGGTTCTACAGGCTCATTAGACGTAACTCTGGTATGGCCTACAGGCTTTGACGAGATAACGGCTCTAGCGGCTCACAATGGCTTCCTAATCATCTTTGGTAAGAAGTCTATACTTGTGTACTCAGGTGCTTCCTCTCCTGCCTCTATGACGCTTACAGACACCATAGAAGGCGTTGGCTGTATAGCCCGTGACTCAGTACAGCACACAGGCACTGATATACTGTTCTTGTCTGAGACAGGTGTACGTAGCTTTGGCAGGACTATACAAGAGAAGTCCATGCCTATGCGTGACATCAGCAAGAATGTACGCACTGACTTGTTAAGCCTGATACCGCTACAGACTAACCCTATCAAGTCTCTGTACAGTTCTGAAGAGGCTTTTTACCTACTGACTCTACCAGACAGCAACACTGTGTACTGCTTTGATATGCGTACTGCACTGCCTGATGGGTCACAACGGGCTACAACGTGGTCAGGAATGTATCCTCTGTCGTTTGCTGTGTTGGAAGATGGTGAGATATACATAGGTATCTCTAGCGGCATAGTTGAGTACACAGGCTATATGGACGGTGCTGTTAAGTACGAGATGAGATACTTCAGTAACCCTATGGACTTTGGTAACACTTCCAATCTAAAGTTCTTGAAGAAGTTTAACATGACCATCATTGGTGGACAGAACACACCTACTACATTGAACTGGGGCTATGACTACACAGCGAATTATACTAAACAAGCATTTACATTCGGCTCTAGCAACATTGGCGAGTACGGTGTTTCTGAGTATGACACTACAGCAGAGTACACCTCCTCTATTCTAATCAACACACCAAAGGTTAATACTAGCGGTAGTGGTGAGGTAGTAACCATTGGTATTGAGGCAGAGGTTAATGGTGCTGCTTTTTCTATTCAAAAAATTGACATACACGCTCTACTAGGGAGACTTATCTAATGTCTAATTACACTAAGACAACTAACTTTGCTACAAAGGATTCTCTCCCTTCAGGCAATGCTGCTAAGATTGTGAGAGGTACAGAGATCGACACTGAATTTAACAACATTGCCACGGCCAGTGCCACTAAAGCTGACACTGCTAGTCCTACTTTCACAGGTACTGTAACAGCCGCTACCGTGAACGTCACAGGTACACTGACGGCTGACACAATTACTGGAGGGTCATACTAATGGCTGTAAATTCTACTATGGGTAATCTTTTCAACGTAGGAGCTAGTTATTTACTAGGCCGTGAAGGAGAGCAAGCATTTGAGAAGTTAGGTCGACAAGCTCAGACAGGCGCTGAAAGGATAGGAACACAGGCTGTTGAGGCTACAGAGTTTAAACCTTATACTGTTACTAGTGGGTTGGCTAATATAGCTACTACACCTGAAGGCGGTTTTGGCATTGGTTTGTCACCAGAGCAAGAGGCTTTACAGCAACAAATCATGGGTCAAGCAGGTGGCTTCTTTAGTCAACTACAGGCTGATCCTGCGGCTGTACAGGCTGACATCTATGAAAGCATACGAGCTACACAGCGTCCTGAAGAGGAACGTCAGCGTCTAGCATTAGAAGAGCGTATGTTGTCACAAGGACGTTTAGGACTTGGCTCTGCCGCCTACGGTGGTTCTTCCCCTGAGTTACTAGCTCAAGAGACTGCACGACAGGAAGCTATGGCACGAGCTAACTTAGGTGCTAGAGAGCAAGCAATGGCAGAGCAAAAGCAAGCTGCGGGTATTGCAGGAGGATTATTAGGTGCAGGTTACATGCCCCAACAGCAAGCATTAGATTTATTTGGTGCTGCTAATCTTCCTGCACAGCTACAGCAGAGAGGCCAGTTAGGCGGTGCTGAACTACAAGCCTTGTTAGGTCAAACAGGGCTAGAAGGTTACTTACAAGCCGCAGAACTAGGACAGGCAGAGAGACTAGCTAACCTAAGCACAATGGCTAATATTCTAGGCGGTAGCGGTACAGGAGCTACAGCAAGAACTGGTTTAGTAGATCAGTTGCTAGGGTTAGTCAGACCAGAGCAGGAAACAGGAAACATGCTGTCTTTCCCTGACACGCCTTCTTCATCTTTCTTAGGAGGAAGTGGTTTTTTAAGCAGTATTTTACTACCTGAAGTAACTAACCCATACGACACAGGTTCTTTATTTAGCGGGTACGTTCCATCAGCTATACCAACACCAGGGCAACCAATAAACTTAGGCAATATAGGCTCAGTGCAAGATATTGACTCAAGTGGTTTTAACCAATCTGCGTTTAACGCTGCACTAGGTCTTTAAGGAGAACAACTAATGGCTAGAGTAAGTATTGAAGGGTTGCTGACAGGTTTAGCGGGAACTCCTAATTTAAGAGAAGAAGGTATCACAAGAGCAAGTGCTATACAAGGCAAAGGACTAGGCTCTAATTTAGCTCGTTCACTGGCTTTACAAGCACCAGAGCGTCAGCAGATGATGCGTAGAGGCGCAGGAGGCTTACTAGGTGTAGATACTCGTACTGCGGGTGAGAAAGTACAAGAGCAACTATCTAGTTTAGATATAACTACCCCACAGGGTCAAAAACAAGCGGTTGCTTTAGTTTCTCAAGTTGATCCTGCTAGGGCATTGGCTTTGCAGACTCAGTTTAACGAAGCAAACCGTACAGCTTCTTTAGAAGAGAGGCAAGTAGCCGCTGACGAGCTTAGAGCAGCTACTTCAGGTATGTCTTCTTCTTCTTTTCAATTTGGAGCGTCTAAAACCTACAAAGATGCTGAAGGAAATTATTACTTAGGCACGCAGAAAAGAAATGCTAGGACAGGAGAAGTAGAATCTTTATTGTCTCCAGTAGCAGGCGCACCTGCTGAGCCACAAGGAGATGTTGAAGAAGTAGGTGCTTATGGGCAGACTTCTACAGAGATGATAGAAGGAAAGGTAGAAGTAGGAGCTAAAAAAACAGAAGCAGAGTTGTTTGAAAAAAGAAAAGACACAGCAGCTACAGATTTTTCATTATCTTCTAAGAACGTCCTTGACGCTGATAGAATGTTAAGAGCCTTAGACAACATAACAACTGGCGGTTTTGTTCCTGAGACTACTAAACTTGTTACAGATTTTTTAGGCAAAACTCCCGCAGATGCAGGAGAGTTTGAAATATTAGCAAAAGAGCAAATGATTGCTAAATTAAGTGCTTTTGGTGCTAACCCAACAGAAGGCGAGGCAAGAAGAGCAGCGGAATTAGTAGCATCTATCCGTAAATCAGAAGGGCTAAACAGGAGATTGGTACAGTCGTTTAGGGAAGAAATGAAACGCAGAAGAGATAGATCAGCATATTTACTTGGCCCTGACGCTACTGTAAAAGGATATAGAGAATTTGCTTTAGGTCAGTACGAAGGCGTGGGAGAAGAAGGTAGAGTAATTAACTTCGGAGATTTAAAATAATGGCAACTAGAGAAGGAATTAACTTACCTAACGGGCGTTTTGTAGAACTAGCAGGAATCCCGCCTGATGTTAGTCAAGCAGAGTTACAAGACAAACTAATACGCAATGGTTTAGCAACTATAGAAGAGTTTGAGACTCCAGAAGAACTAAACTGGATAAAGAGGAACATGGAGCTTCCTGTAGGTATAGGAGGAAGTCTTGCAGGTGCAGGAGCAGGCTTCTTAGTGGGCGGCCCAGTAGGGGCTGTTGTAGGTGGTGTTATAGGAGGAGCAACAGGATCTGCTGCGGGTTCTTTAATATCAGACGAGCTTGCTGACGAAGAACTAGACTACGCTAAAGCAGCAGAAGAGGCTGTTATTTCAGCAGGTTTTGACATTGCTACTCTAAGTCTGGGTAAAATCATAAAACCAGGCTACTACGCAGCTAAAGCGGCTATGGGTTTTACGCCTAAAGAAGTAGCTGAACAAGTTGTTAGAGTTGCAGAAACTCAGTCAAAAAACATCCCTACTGCGGGGTCGTTAGAGTCTCTACGTCAATCACAGCAAATACTACAGCAAGCGGCTGACCCTGCTAGTTTAACTAAATCTCAAACAGGTAGGGCAAGCGGCGCTGCTGTCTTTGCAGAAAAAATAGCAGATATTGGTATATTGTCTAGCGGTGATATGACAGAAAACGCTCTAAAAGTGAATAAAGCAACGCAGGAGGCGTTAAACGCAGTAACTAATAAGGTAGGTTACTCAATGGGGCAGTCTTCAGAAGAGTTAGGCCGTTCTATGTTTGACGTAGTTGAGGCAGGTAAGAACGCTTTGCAAGAAGTGTATGGGCAAGGACTAACAGACTTAGGCAAACAAGTCAGCAGAAAAACAGTTTCCCCTGCTTTAATTACTAACAGTTTACAAAAGTTTATCAAAAAAGGCGATAGAAAAACTTTTAACAAGTATGACGATGATACTTTAAAATATGTTGATAAACTATTAAGTGGGCCTCTGGATACTCAAAGAATGTCTGCTAAAGCCTTGTTAGATTTAGATAAGAAAATAGCGGCTGAGATTAGAGATTTTAGCAACCCAAACATGACAAAGGTTTATAACCCTAAAACAGCAACTGAGCTAGGTGAACTAACAAACATATTAAAAACTTCTTTTATTAACACATTAAAGCAAGTTGATCCTAAAATAGCTAAAGACTACAAGGCTTTAAAAAACTCTTATAGTGCTGGTCGCAAAGGTCTTCTTCCTGAGTTAAATAAAAGTTTTATTGTGGCAGCTACAAAAGATCAATATAACTCTTTAGGTAAAATGTTAAATACTGGTGTTAAGAGTAGTAATGCTAGGGCCATGATGAATAGCATAGACGAGGCTTACAAGCAGATAGCTAAAAGCAAAAAAGGAGTAGAAGATATTGCTTATGCTACAGCAACGGACGCTAAAGAAGCAGTTAAGCAATCTTACTTGACTACCTTAATCCCTAATATGAAAGACCCTGCTTTTGATATTAATGATTATGCTAGGCTTGCTGACAAATTCTCAAACCCAGATCAAGACGCTATGCTTAAAGTAGTTGCAGGTAAAGACTATGGTAGAGTAAAACAGCTTTTTAACTTAATGGACGAGGCCGCTAAGAAGCCTGAAGGAAACGTAGGAACTCTTGTTTTGCGAGGCAAGGAATTTGGCTCTTTAGAGGGCGTGGCTAAAGGCGCTCAATACCTTGGCACAGGAGCCGTGGCAGGCGGTGTCGGACTAGTTCCTGGATTGTTGACAGCAGGTGCTGTATTCTTAGGGCCAAAGATGTTAGCAGCGGCTGCTTCAAACCCTAAAGCTGTAAATAAATTACTGGCTTTTGAGAAGATGACTTTTAAAGACGATAAAGCCAGAGACAAAGCAGCTACTTTAATAGTTGCTGAAATAATGGATGGTTTAAACAAAGAAAGACGAGCTGAGATAAGAAACGAAGAAAGAGCGCAGTAACAAAAAAGCCCTATGCAGTCATCTACATAGGGCTTTTTAGTACCTACAACATTTACACTATCTCACATGCACCACCTACACAGGCCAACTCCTGGCTACCTGTTGTGTTGTCATCC